AACGTCAAGGTGGACATCGTATGGTTCCTACCTTGGGATGATCTACCCGAATACGCTCGCAATTACATCATGGTCAAAGCTGCTCGTATCTTTCAGACAAAGGTCATGGGGTCGGACGAACACTTCCAATTCACTGAGCAAGAAGAAAATAGAGCGAGAGTGGACTTGGAAAGTAAAGACTCAAACAACGCGGACCATAATATGCTCCGTGGCTCAAGTTCTACGTTACAGATTATTACACGGGACGTGTATATAGGAGACTAATAATGGGACGCATCTCACAGTCCATACCTAACCTATTCAATGGCGTAAGCCAGCAGTCGCCTACTCTGAGGATGAGGTCACAAGGCGAAAGCCAACAAAATCTTTACAGCACTATTGTTGCTGGACTGTCGAAGCGACCTCCGACCAAGCATCTTGCTAAACTCAGAAACAGTGCTGCAACTGACGCTAAGATTCACATGATTAACCGAGACGACACAGAACAGTATATCGTGGTCATGCTGGATGGTGACCTTGAGGTCTACGACCTTGCGGGCAACCAAAAGACTGTCAACTTTCCATTCGGTAAAGACTACCTTGACGTGACCACTCCCAGGACTGACTTTGAACTGATGACCGTGGCAGACTATACCTTCGTTTTGAACAAGGGTAAGACCCCTGCCATGATCAATAAAGGCAACGACTATGTTATCAATGGCGACTTCTCTGAGGATGACTATTGGGAGTTTGAAGGTGATGGTGTTTCTATCACTGGTGGAGTAGCTGATTGGGACGGTTCTCAGACTGAATGGACTTACTGCAAGCAAGACGTAAGTGACTTTGTAGTTAAAGGTCGAACATACGAAATTACCTATGATCTCACGGTAAGCGCAGGCACTTTTAAAATATTCTTTGGCGATACAGGTGGAGCTGTCAGAACTACTAGTGATACCTACACAGAGACTCTAGTCTATGACGATGTATTGCCCTACCTGTACTGTGGTGGTGATGCCGATTTCATAGGTACAGTTGATAACATCTCCTGTAAGGAAGTCTGTGACTCCTCATGGACTCCTGCTGCCTATATTTGGGTAAAGAATGGTGTAGCTGACACCGACTACAGAATCACCGTGGACGGGACGACCATAACGTACACCACGGGGACGACATCAAGCCCCAACACCTACAAGACTCATGAGATTGCCTATCAGCTTTACACTACCTTCAACGCTAATGGGCCTGCTGACTTCACAGCTTCACAGCTTATTGGAGATCAGAAGTCCTCTATTGTCAAGATCGTTCACGACTCAGGGAATGAGTTTGACTTTTCAGTCACCGACACTTGGGGTGAGCAGGCAATGAAGGGCTTCTATAAAGCTGTCCACGACTATAGTGATCTTCCCCCGAAGATGTTCGCTGATGTACGAGTGCACATTAAGGGAAGTTCTATGACTAAAGGTGACAACTACTACGCTGAGTTTAATGCTGACAGCAGCCTTTGGGAAGAGACTATAGGATGGGATCAGGACAACTTCATTGATTGGGATACGATGCCTTGGAGTCTCGTAAGGGAACAGGATGGAACCTTCACCTTTGAGCCTATTGATTGGAAAAGGCGTATGGTGGGCGACACTTCATCTTCCCCGGCTCCATCCTTTATTGGAGAACCCATTACAGACATCTTCTTCTACCGCAACCGCATAGGCATGATTGCTGGTGAGGGAGTGTGCTTATCTGTGGCTGGAGATTACTTTAACTTCTGGCGAGATACCGTAACACAGGTACTTGACACTGACGTAATTGACACAAACGTCAGTCATAATAAAGTATCAGTACTTCAATTCGCTATCCCTTATAACGAAGACCTTTTACTCTTCTCTAATCAGACTCAGTTTTGTCTGACCAGTGAAGACTTCTTAACCCCCACCTCTGTCACCGTCGATCAGACCACTGAGTTTGAGAACAGCTTGCTATCCCGACCTGTCGGTGCTGGTAGTTACCTCTACTTCTGTCTGGAGCGTGGTGACTACACAGGCGTTAAGGAGTACTTCATTGACTCAGCGAAGAACAATCGGGACGCTGCTGACGTTACAGCCCACGTCCCTAGATACATCCCTAAGAACGTCTTTAGACTCGCTGCGTCTTCTAACGAGGACGTGCTAATGCTACTGTCCCTAGACGAGCGCAATGCTGCCTACGTCTATAAGTACTACTGGTCAGGAGACGAGAAGCTCCAAAGCTCGTGGTCGAAGTGGGTTTTTGATTCTGCTGACACCATCCTCGACATAGCTATGATTGAGACAAGCGTGTACTTCGTGGTTCAAAGAGCAGACGGAGTGTACCTTGAGAGGATGGACTTACAGTCGAACCTAGAGGACGGCAACCTTGGATTCGCTGTTCATTTGGATCGTAGGACAGAGGTCACAGGGACTTACGATGATACGGCTGACGTGACCTACTGGCAACTTCCTTATCTTACGGACGTGGGTGGGGTTCAAGCTGTTCGGAACGACCAGTTCACTGATGAGGAAGGTAACGTGATCGCAGGTCTGAACAATGACGATGCGACCATTGACGCTGACATTCTTGTGCCTATGGGCGACAAGGTGACCAATGGTGACATGGAAGCTGGAACTGCTTCCTTTGATGAGTCTGATGGTCAGATCCAATGTACTTACGTTCAAGACGCTGGACAGGCTCATGGTGGTTCTAACTCTGCAAAGATAACTAGAACCGAAGCCGGGAACGGAAACTTCTATCACAGGTTCAGAGATGTAGACAATAGTACCGCTGAGAACGGAAAGACCTATCGTTGCTCAATGTGGATTTATATACCCTCTGGACAGACCTTAGCCGAGGTCCAGATTCTCTATGACGATGGTTCATCTGAATATGAAGTGAAGGCATCCATCACCGACACAGACTCATGGGTGAACGTGCTTCTGAACGTGACCGCTGGTACTATGTTTAAGCTGATAGTCAGAGGTGAAGTTGGTGATCAGAATGACTACTTCTATCTTGATGACGTTAAGATCATTGAAGTTCCTGTCCTGACTGATCACGACTACATTACAGCTACCGGGGATTACTCTACTGACAACTGCTATTTTGGTCTGGATTACGAAGCTCGTTACCGTCTGTCTGAGCAGTTCGTTAGGACAGGCGAAAAACACGCAGAGTCTATCACTGAGGGTAAGCTCCACCTCCAGTTCGCTACGGTGGTCTTCCATCAATCAGGCTCGTTCAAGGTTCAGGTTCTCCCTCATGAGAGTCTGGATACCAATGAGTATGTTCACACGGTTGTCTTGGGTTCGCAGCAGGCAACCATCGGTGAGGCATTTATTTCAAGTGGACAGCTAAAGTTTCCTGTATTGGCTGACTCCAGCGAATGCACCATCGACCTAGTTAATGACGCATATTTGCCTAGCTCATGGCAGGCAGTTGAATGGGAGGGTATTCATGTCATGTACACGAGTCGTAATTAGAAAGTCTCGTAGAAGTGACATTACTCCTATAGCCGACAATATGAGGAAATGTGACCGTGACGAGGTTTACGCTTCTCACGGTCATACTCCTCGACAGGCTTTGGAAGACGGCTTAAAGGGAGAGGAGTGTCACACGGTTTTACTGGAGAAAGAACCTATCGCAATGTTCGGAATCAGTCCGATGCCCTACCATTCTGCGTTGGGCGGTGTCTGGTTCCTTGGGACAGATAAAGTCTACCTAGTAAAGAAGGCGTTTTATACTGAAGCCCCTAAGTATTTAGACAGGTGGCAAAGACAGTACCCTGCGCTGTTCAATATCGTTGACCTCCGTAACGAGGCATCAATTCATTGGATGGTTCAGATGGGCTTTGAGGTTTCTGATATACGAATCTACAAGACCCACGAGAAACGTCCCTTTGCGCTAATGATGAGGTATCAATAATGTGCAACCCTGTCGCAGTCATGGCTGTAGTGTCGATTGCTAGTGCTGCCTATGGAGCTTACTCTCAGCATCAACAAGCTGAACAGCAAGAGGAAGCTGCGTACAAACAGCAAGAGTATCTACAGCAGAATTGGTTAGCTGAAGCTGAAGCTAATAAGCTAGCTGCTCAATCTCAAATAGATCAGTTGAATGTGAAGCAAACACAGATAGCTGACTCTGGAGAGCAGCAGCTTACTGAAGCTGAGCGTGAAGCCAACGCAGCTAAAGCTAGAGCAATAGTCTCGTCAGGTGAGATGGGCGTTTCGGGTAACGTAACCCAAGGAATACTAGCTGAGCTTGCCCTTAGAAGCTCAGAAGAAATGGCTTCCATTGAGGGCAACCTTGGTGGTGCTATGCAGCAGACGCAATACGAGAAGAAGGAAGCCCACAGACGAGGACAAACTGTAGGAAGTGGGCCTGCTAACGTAATCCTTAGACCTAATCTCACTGACGCTTTTATAGAAGCTGGTCTTGGTATCGCAGCAGCAGGAGCAAATGCCTATGCTTCTGACAATACTGGAACGAAAACTAAGTACAAGCACTATCGCTTACATTAAGGAGTAGTCTATGTATGAGGACAAGACAGAACGCAAAGTTCAGGCTTCCGCTGTGAGTAATCGGCCCCGGTTTAGAGGTGGGTCTTCATACGTTACAGGTGGAAGAAACGCAGGAGCTATCCTACGAGGGCTTGCTAAATTTGAGCCTGCGCTTGCAAGGCTGACCGATAAGATAGGTCGAGAGCAACACGCTAAGCAGGCTATGGCAGACTTCAAAGAAGGCAAAGGCCCGTCACATACAGCAAACAACTACATGAAGGTCTATGGCAAGCTCACAGGTGAGAAGAAGGCTATAGAGCTTCACACTGATCTTATGGGTTTCTTAACAAATAACCCGAATGCCACTGTAGGCGAGTATGAACTTTTCAAGAAACAATCTATAGAGAGGCATTCTGAGGGACTAGAAGGGTTTTCTTTGGAAGCCTTCCTTGCCCCTTCAATTCGCAGCGTTGGAAAAGCTGATCAAGCCTACAAGGAGCGTCAGACAGAGATTCTGGAGATGGAAACTTCAGGCATGATTTCTGCCGTGACGGACGGCAACCTTAACAAGATGGTTGAAGAGACGGCTCCTAAAGACCTTCCACAACGCATGAGAGACGACTTAAGTCGGGTTATATCCCTGAATAGGGGTGGACCTTTGAAGACTCCTCAAGTGGCTGCTGCGTACCTCAGAGCAGTCGGCAGACGTGCTGAGATAGAAGGTCGGCCTGAATTGTTAGACTTCGCCTTTATTCCTGACGAGAACGGAATAGCTGTGGCTGACAACCCCGATTTAGCTGAGGAAGTCAGAACCTATAGGAACCGGGCTGAGGCTAACAGAGACGACCTTAAAAACAGACACGATGAACAAATGAAAGACTTCATTGCTGGTAAGAAGTCTGAGCTTAACCTTGCCCTGCACAACGTCCTTAGTAATGAAGGGATGACAGAGCAGGAGCGAAAGACTGCATTGTCGGCTTTGGAAGCTGAGCTTTACAGATATGGAGTTGATAGAAACAATCCCGAAGGGTGTCACCTAGACGACACCTTTGTTAGAACCTATGGCGCAGCCTTACGCAGCGTCAGGAGTCTCAAAGGATTTAACACAGTGGATAATGGTGACGCTCTGATTAGGATAGAGGAGCGAGGTAGTGACCTGACTCTTGAAGACATTCAACGAGAGACAGGGAACATCACCAAGTCAACCTATCAGAAGTACATGAGTAGGCTGGCTGCTCTAACCAAGAAGCAAATGACAAAAGAAGGAAGAGAAGCCTTAAAGCTGGAGAACGAGTATAAGAAACCAGCTATGAGGGGTCTGTACTATCAGAATCCTCTTGGGCCTATCTTCAATCCTTACCCCAATGCTGCTCAACGGCATGGACGGGGAATAACCCTATGGAACCAAAAGGTTGAAGAAGCTGAGGCTAAATTACAGGACGGTGAATATCTGAAAGGGTCTGATTATGAGAAGATCATGAAGGAAGTCATCGACCAAGTAAACCTTGAACTTCCTGCACAGGTAGAAGCTGGTATGCCTTCAACGACTACTGGAACCACGCCTAAAGTGAAAGGTAACGCGGGACAGCAGAAGAACACCCCGAGGGACAAGATCAGCAAGATGTAAGGAGCTTAAATGGAAATTTTCACGCCAAAGGAAGAGTTCGGCTCCGAGGAGAAAGACGCTTCCTTAGAACAATTTAAGACAACGGTTCTATCGGCTTTGGATAGAGGTGAAATAACCGAAGCGCAAGCTCATGACTACTACGTCAGAGAAAGGCTTCGGCGTGGTGAAATAGACCATCTGGATAAAGACGATATGTTGCTGGCTATGGACAACGGCTATGTGACTAATGAAGCCGCTGAGGTATGGTATCAGAAGAAAACAAACCCTGTCTTGTTTCAGGTCAAAGACGTAGCTAAAGGCGTCGGCAGAGGCGCAATGAACTACGCTCAGGACAAGATTGAGTTTCTTGAGCCTATTCTTGGCTGGCTAGACGCTGCGAGTGTAGAGACTATTGATTGGAGTACAGAGGGTGCGGTAGCGGAAGCTGAGGAAGACCTGAGCTTCAAGAAGACTGCTCACCTAGGCGAAGAAGACTTCAAAGCTATGGACGAGCTAAAGCCTGACGTTCACACAGGGCTAGGTGTCCTCGCTGAGATGGGTTCTGAGCTTGCTATGAACTATTACACTGGGCCTGCTCAGATCGTAGGCAGGCTGAGAACGGCTACTCCAATGGTCAAGCTGGCTACAGGAAGTAAAGCTGGCTCACTTGCTTATAACTTCATCATAAAAAACATAGGCTTTTGGGGTTCAGAGATGATGACCTTTGACCCCAACGAAGCCCGTCTAGCTGATTGGATTGACAAGGCATGGACTAATCCTGTTACTCGCTATCTCAAGTCTGACCCTGAAGACAGTGCTGCTGAGGGATACTTTAAGATGTTCCTAGAGGCTTCCGTCATTGACGGACTGTTTGAAGGTGTAGGACTCCCTTTACTTAAAGCCTTTAACGTCTACCGAAAGCGACTGCAAGCTGCTGCGGGTGGAGACAAGATTAAAATATCCAAGAAGGTAGATGAGGTTATGCAGCAGGAGAAAGCCCTGCTGGAAAAGGGTGAGGTTCAGGTGTCGAAGCCTGCTCTTGAAGTCGAAGAGGTGATGGCTAAAGAGCTTGGCGAAGCTCCTCCTCCTAGGGCTGAGATACCCTCAATGGCTAAGAACGAGATGGCTCAGCGTCTACTAGACACCGGTAAGCATGGATTTGATCCTGACAAAATGGACGATTTGATTCACAACATGGGTAAGTTTGAGACGACTGATGACGTGCTGGAAGTCATAAACACTATGGCTGAAGGTATGGTCAAGTCTGGTGATCACGCCAAGTTCACTCGTGGTAAGCAGACTTGGGATAAGTCGAAACGAAGCACTGGCAAAATCAAGACCAGGATACAGAAGAAAGCCATCCAGATCGCTGAGCAGACAGGTGCTAACAAGCATGAGGTCTACACAGGGATTATGCGTAATGAGATGGCTCAGACTTACGAAGGCTTGAGGATGCTGGAAGCTCGTATGATGGCTTACGAAGAGTTTATGCTTCGGATGGACGAGATACTCACCCATGCTGCAAAGACCGCAAAGACTGACGTGGACTTTCTCCGGGTCAAGGAACTGATGAACTTCACCTATGAACTGCATGGACTGTCCAGTGGTATCTCCGCTGAGATAGGCAGAGCCTTGCAGTACCGCAGGAAGATGCGTCAGGCTTCACGCTTTGACTTCGACTCAGTGAAGCCAGAGTGGATAGAGGAAGCCATGCAAGCGGAAGGTAGTAAGCTCCGCAAAGTGGTTAAGCAATTCAATAGATTCAAGAAAGGCGACAGGGCTGCTAAGGCTGTTTTCCTCCGCAGTATCACGAAGCGGAAGTGGTGGCAACACGCTGTCGAGCTAAGGCAGGCTGCTCTCGTGTCAGGCTGGAGAACCCAACTTCGGAATATCTTAGGTAACAGTTTGACCAATATGTTTGAGACTGCTTCGATAGTCCTCGCAATGACAGGAAGATCGGTAGCCAACATGGACTTAGCTCACATGAGAAAAGCTGCTCACCTGTTCAAAGGTTACGGTACAGGCTTCGTGACTGCCATGAGACTTAGTGGAGTCCCTTGGGAAAAGCTAGGGGAAATGGACTTTAAAGGCTTCATGCGAGGTATACAGCAGGAAGCTGCTAGGGAAATGGACAACTCCGTAGGTACGTTCTGGCAATCCCTTTTCTCAGGCCGGCCCGTCACCGACATCTTGACCAAGCAGGATAACTTTGCTCCTGTTCAAAGCCGAGCAATGAAGGCACTCAAGTTACCCTTCCATCCCCTGACCGCTGCTGACGAGTTTTTCAAGTCCATAGCGTTTCATGGTCGGGCGCAGTATGAGATTGCATCGGAAGCATTCGATGAAGTCTACGCTGCTGGTAAGGCTGCTGGAATGTCAGAGAAAGAGATGGGTGGTCTGCTGAAAGAGAAAGTAGGGTTACACCTTAAAGACCTCCCTGAGCATATCGTGGATAAGGCCGTTAAGTTCTCACGAGCAGTTACCTTCACTGAGAGTCTCGCAGGAACTAATTGGGGCCATCTCAACCAACTCCTAAACAATAACGCCGTTGGCGCAGCCATTAAGTTTACCTTTGTACCGTTCTTTCAGGTCAATGCGAATATCCTCAGATACATGGGACACCGCACTTTCGCTGGAGGACTCGTGGGTTCAAATAAGAAACTCTGGCGAGATACCATCACAGGTAAACACGGTAGAGACGCACAGATGGAGCTTATCGGTAAGTGCATGATCAGTTCAGGTGTCATCTGGTGGGTTGTGGACAAGGCTAAGAATTGGGAGATTACTGGTACAGCCCCACCGGGACAGCGAAATGCGTGGCGAAATGCTGGCGTACAGGAAAACTCAATATGGGATTCAAAGACTAGAACGTGGGTAAGCTACAGGTCTTTGGAACCCTTCAACACCCTAATCTCACTGGCTGTGGACTCCTACCGTGTCATGGAATACTACCAAGTTGAAGACATGGACGGTTGGGAGATAGCCGAGAACGTAGCTATGATGTTCACTGAGAACTTGGGTAATAAGACATTCATGAAGGGCTTTGGCGACCTCGTAGACTTCGCCTTTCAGCCCGACAGACGTGACCTCAAGAAGATGCTTGTAGACCTTGGAGCTACCTCCGTTCCTTATGCAATGCTGAATCAGCAGTGGCGTGAAGGAGACGATGACCTTCTAAGGGATACTCGTAGGTGGGTAGACATAAAGTATAGGAACATGGATACCAAGAAACTCCTACCGAAGCGACACGCTATTTACGGAAGCACCATTGAGAAGGAAGATCGTAGATACTCATTGTTTAACGTAAGAACCGAATCAACTGACCCTCTGATGGTTGCAATGTTCCTGTGTGGTGCTGACATAGGCGCACCGAAGCGTAGACGCTCAATGCTGAGTGATGCCACCAAGGTCACAGAGTCATTCGACTTTAGGAAAGAGCCTGAAGCCTATGATGAGTATATGCAGACTATTGAAAGGGTTTGGGACATGGGCGTGAGAGATGCCTTGACTCAGTTTGTTCAATCAAAGCAATACACTCAGATCACAAACGACAAACTCAAGGCTGCTTTCCTGAAACGGATGGTAGGCAAGGTTCGTACTGCTGCCTTCAATCTCTGGAAGTCTGGTCGAATGGAAGACATTGAACTTCGTGTCAATCAGATCATACAGAGCATGAGAACTTTCCACGGTGAGGGCGCAGTCGGTAACGAGTACACCCAAACCTATAATCTTGAAGACAGAGAATAATCAGACCCTCAGACGCTCTCTTGATGCGTACCTAAGCCTTGCAAAACCCTGTCAAGGCTGCGAGAGAGCCTCTCTCAACACCCGAAAACACCGCTTTTGCAGGCTAGGCCAAGCCGGGGGCTAACTCCAGCCCCCTTGCAAAAGTGTACCTTGGAGTAGTACAGTAAGGAGTAACTGTTACAATGAGTAAAGTAGGATTTTACCACCAAAAAGGAAACAAACGAGGAACGATTTACGTCCTGAAATGCGAAGACTACTTCAGGATAGGATTCACAACTAACCTGAAAAGACGTTTCCGAGACTACGAGCTAGGCCTTCCGTTCAAGATTGAGTTACTGTTCTATGCGCCTGGGACAGTTCGCAACGAGTATGAGCTTCACATGACTTTTAAAGAGTGGCTCGTGGACGGAAAGAAAAGTTGGTATCACTTAAATGAAACAACTTTGGCTTTAATTAGAGACGTTTACTTCGCCTATTATGAGGAGTAATTACAGTGGCTTATTCATGGGTTACCTATACAGGTGATGGCAATACGACCAATTTTTCCATCACCTTTACATTTATTTCTAGGACACACGTCAAGGTCTACCTAGACAGTGTAGAAAGCACCGATTGGTCTTGGGTATCTGATGGTGTGATCGCTATGGATACTGCTCCTGCAGAAGGTGTCGTTGTGAGAATCCAAAGGGAGACCCCTAAAGATTCCCGCTTAGTGACGTTCCAAGACGCCGCTATCATGACGGCTGAAGATCAGAACGACTCTGCTGATCAGAACTTCATGTCAATGCAGGAGGAGTACGATAATCAATCTAACTACCTTCAGCTTGGAACTGACGACAAGTACAACGCTCAGTCCAAGGTGATCAAAGCTGTGGCTGACGGCGTAGCTGACAACGATGCTGTCAACGTAAGCCAAATGCAACCCTATCAGACTGCTGCTGAAGCTGCTCAAACTGCTGCTGAAGCTGCTCAGGCTGCTGCGGAGACAGCGCAGACTGCTGCGGAGTTGGCTGAGACCAATGCTGAGACTGCTGAGACGAATGCTGAGACTGCTGAGACGAATGCGGAAACCGCTGAGACAAATGCTGCTGCTTCGGCTGCTGCTGCGTCCACCTCAGAAACAAATGCTGGAACCTCAGAAACGAATGCCTTGAGTCACAAGAATGATGCTGAGACTGCTCAAACCGCTGCTGAGACTGCTCAAACCGCTGCTGAGACTGCTCAGACGGCTGCGGAAGCTGCTCAAGCTGCTGCGGAGACAGCGCAGACCAATGCTGAGACTGCGGAGACGAATGCTGAGACGGCTGAGACGAATGCGGAGACAGCCGAAACTAACGCTGAAGCTGCTGAAGCCAAGGCTGAGAAATGGGCTGAGGAAACTGAAGACGTTGAAGTTGAAACTGGAAAATACAGTGCGAAGCATTGGGCTGCTAAGGCTGAGGCTCACAACCCTGTCAACGCTATCCATGACGACGTGCCTGGCGAGATTAGTGCTATCAGTGAGAAAACTACTCCTGTAGACGCAGACCTCGTACTGATAGAGGATTCGGAAGCGTCTGACGCTAAGAAGAGTGTCAAGTTACAGAACCTCCACCTTCCTGATGATTACGCTGCTAACATGCAATGGGGTGGTACTAAGAGACACCTACTGGTGAAGTGGAATGCTAACGGTGACAAGCAAGTCGATATAACAGCTAACAAGTTGGAACTGCGAAACGATAGTGGACACAAGAAACTACTTACGTCTGTGTCTGTGTTAAACGTAGACATCTCCGTTTCCGGTGCTGGTGGACTTGACACTGGTTCTGAAGCTGCGAGTACCTTGTACTTCATTTATGTCATTGCCAAGCCTGACGACACAGTGTCGGCTTGCTATTCCACTAGCGCACTGTCTCCTACCTTACCCTCTGGCTACACCTACTACAGACGAGTGGGTGAAATTTACAATAAGTCAGACAGTAACTTTGACCGCACCATTCGGATGGACGATTGGGTTTGGTTGTATAACGCTGAAATCATCTACACTGGTCATACTCTCACCACTTCTTATGTCTCGCATGACTTTGGCGCAGCCATAAAAGCTGTGAGTCCTTATATCGACCACATGCTCTTGGTTGCTGGTGTTACTGTCGGTAATTTTGCAAACCTTCAGGTCGTGTCTCCTTGGAGTTCGGGCGTGCTTGGTATAGAAATACAAAGATACTACAACGTAGCCGCAGCGCGAGGACATGATGCGCTGTATCAACCTGAGTACTTCCTATATCCAAGTAAAAAGCTAGACCATGTGTTCGCAAGAGTTAACTTAGGGGTGAACTACGCCAACCAAGCCTTAGCAGTTAAAGCTTACCACCTACCAATATAAGGAGTGGCTATGTATATTTATAGAGTAAAATCAGACGGTATGAGTATCAATTACAGGACTCATGACCCCCAGCAGCCTATCCCTAATGGGTGGTTAGAGTTGCCTGTGCAGTTTCACGGTAAGATAGTCTATTGGGACGTTGACCATCTTACAGAGGTTAAACCACAAGTCATGGTCGATTCAGAACAGGCTAAAGAAACTGAGCAAGCGAAGCTGAAGGAAGAGAAAATCTCAATACTCCAGAGTCTCAACTACTCAAACATCGACAATCACATTGATAAAATTAATAACTTGGGTGACCTCAAGGCTTATCTCAAGAAAGCCTACAAGGTGATCTTTTGGCTTGTCGAACAACACCCGACAGACTTAAATATTTCAGCACTCAAAGGAACAGAAAATGTCAAATAGTAATAACCAAGTCATTAACTATACAATCAAGGATAGGGAAATTCTGATCCGGCTAGACCAGAAGTTTGATGACCTTCTGAAAGCCTTGGAGAACCCCTATCCACGATGCGCTGCGAATATGGAACGCATTAAATCATTGGAGTCCAGCCGAAAGTGGACCAAGGGTACGTCCACGATATTCGGGCTTGGCTTCCTGAGCCTAATTCTCAAATGGGCATGGAGTATTTTAACAAATGGCTAAGAGTTGGAATCTGGCAAAGATGAAAAGCAACTTCCCCTACTTCGTTGCGAGGTTGTGGAATCATCTCATGTTGCCAAGTCCCACTCCCGTCCAAGACGACATGGCTGACTTCCTTCAGAAAGGCCCGAAACGAATCGTTATCGAAGCCTTTAGAGGAGCAGGTAAAAGTTGGATTACCTCAGCATTCGTTCTGTGGCTCCTACTTAATGACCCTCAGCTTCGTATCTTAGTGGTGTCGGCTAATAAAGACAGAGCGACAGCTTTCTCGACATTCACGAAGCGACTCATTGCTGAGGTTTCTGAGCTACAACACCTTCAGCCTAACCCTCAGTTGAATCAAAGGGATTCGGTTGAAGCATTCGATGTTGGGCCTGCTAGAGCTCACCAAGCCCCGTCAGTAAAATCGGCTGGCATCTTCGGTCAGATCACTGGTAGTCGTGCGAACATCATTATTGCAGACGACATCGAAGTCCCCAAGAACTCCTATACTCCCGGCATGAGGGAGAGACTTGCCGAAGCTATCAAGGAGTTCTCAGCTATCATCTTGCCCGGTGACGAGAACAGAATCATCTATCTAGGAACACCTCAGACTGAAGCATCAATCTATAACATCCTACCTGAGCGTGGTTTCAAGATACGCATTTGGCCTGCTCGTTACCCGGATGTAGATTGGTTGCTGGCATACGCTGAGAGTGTCGCACCTTGGATCAAGGAGAGGTTGGATAGAGGAACAAAGAAGACAGGTGACCCAGTAGACCCTGATCGGTTTAACGAACTTGATCTAATTGAGAGGGAAGGAGACTACGGCAGAACAGGCTTTGCTCTTCAGTTCATGCTTGATACTCGCCTATCAGACGACCTCAAGTTTCCCCTCAAACACCGGGATTTAATAGTAACCGACATAGACTTAGAGAAAGCCCCTGTGAAGCTCAGCTATGGCTCAGACCCCAAGCTGATGCACCAGCAGTTACCTCTAGTTGGATTCACAGGCGACTGCTACTACCGTCCCTTCTTCATCTCTGAAGAGGAATGGCAGGCGTACCAAGGCTCAGTCCTAGCGATTGACCCTTCAGGTAGAGGCAAGGACGAGACAGGCTACGCAGTTGTCAAGATGCTCTATGGACGACTCTTTGTGTCGGAGTGTTCAGGGTTCCTAGGTGGGTACGATGAACCTAACCTCCGTAAACTCGCTATGGTCGCCAAGAAACATCGTGTCAATAAGATTCTGGTCGAGAGTAACTTTGGTGACGGTATGTGGACGAGACTCTTTAACCCCATCTTGAACAAGATTTATCCGTGCACAGTTGAAGAGGTCAAACATACCTTCCAGAAGGAACTAAGGATAATCGATACCCTAGAGCCTGTCATGAATCAACACAAGCTGATCATCTCCCCCGACATCATACGAGAGGACGCAAAGGCTGATCTGAATTACCAACTCATGTATCAGATGTCTCGCGTCACTCGTGAACGAGGAGCCTTAGCACATGACGATAGACTTGAGGCTTTAGCAATGGCGGTTGGGTACTGGGTCGAAGAGATGGGAGTAGACTCAGATACAGCCCATGATCAGTACCAAGAACATATCACTGAACAGGAGCTAGAGGAGTTCGCTAAGAACTTTGGTGGAGGTATTGGTAACAATGCCTTCAAAGTTTTCACTGGACGTTAAAAAGGAGAGGAGATCATTAATGCCTATCTACGAGTACCAATGCGTAGTGTGCGAGAAGAAGGTTGAGAAGCTAGTCCTCTCAGCAAAAGAGGATAATACTCCCTTCTGCGAACACGAGAACAACAAGAAGTATCCAATGGTAAAGGTAATGTCTGCACCTCACTTCAGGCTACGAGGAAGAGGGTGGGCCAGAGACGGGTACAGTAATAAGATCACCCCTGAGAATAACCCTGAGAACAAGGGTAGACCTGATCTGATTGCAGCCGATAACGCTGACATTCTGGAGAACAATGAGAGGCACGGCTAACGTTAAAACTGACCCTATAAAAGGATGTTAAAAATGGAGTTTTTACTGGACAGTTGGGAGTGGATCACCTGTGGGCCGGAGCTTAGAGTAGCTGGCTTGTGCTTCGTCATTGGCTGTCTGTTCTATATGATAGTCCATGAGTGGAAGATCACTCGTAACCCTAATGAAGGGACAGTCTCTAGGAACAGTCCCTTAGATAACGATAAGGATAAATAATGGCTAATCAACAAAAGAAGGACGGCTTCTGGTCGAAGTTCATAGCGAAGTTCATAGCGAAGTTCAAAATTGGAGCCAGAGCTAAAAGACCCAAACACGAGAGAACTGGTGAGTACGCTCAGAAAGGTTCCTATGTCCGTACTAAGGGACGGTTCCTCAAAGGTACGAACGTAGACATCACCATAGGAAAGATTCGCCAGAGGAACGCTGATATAGCGAGGGAAGCTGGTATTTCTTCTCAAAAGTAAATACAGGAAAAAGATCATCTCCCACAGTGGATACGTCTGCTGTGGCTCCTCTGGATCGGTAGCCCATTGCAGGAGATGCCACTCCTGTGTAAGGTACGAGACAGAGGATTTAGGGCGACCAAAGGGACAGTGGAGAGGCGCCCCTCCCTGTCCCTTTGAACTTTCCCTCTGGACTGATTTGTCAAGTGGACTGATTTGTCCAGTATTATGATTTAGTCCAGTTCGCTTAAGAAGCTCTGCTTCCTGGAGAAGGGGTTTATTTTCGATTCTAACGGCATTTCTTTGTCTACCCACCTTACCCTACAGGGTGCATGGAGACATGGCCTTAGAATCGAAATTAGGCGTGTTCTGAGCGATTTTAGAAGGAAGGCGCAGCCTTCTCAAGTGGGGGCAGTTGCCCTTCCAATCAAGGTAGACTGTTTAAAGGGACTAACCCTCAAATCTGTTAGTAAAATACAAACATTGCCAGATAGCTGCAACCTATCTAAGGGACTGTTCTAAGGGACTAACCTTTATGTTGTCAGTTAATGGCTATTTATCCGTTAATGGATATTTAATGGATATTCTAGAATATAGAATACTCATGGTAGCACACAGACGCGGGGCAGCCCCAGCATATTTATTGAAGAAAAAAATTTCAGAGCAAATCTCTTCGGGTATACGATATACACTCTCCGCTTTTCCCCCCGTAGGGCTTCACCCTCGCGCGCGCGCCTGCGTGTAAATAAAAAGGATACGCGCAGCGGGCCGACTTTATACGCAGCCACAGGACAGCCCTGGCAGACAGCCCTAGCAGACAGCCCTAGCAGACAGCCCTAGCAGACAGCCCTAGCAGACAGCCCTAGCAGACAGCCCTAGCAGACACAGCGCAACACATAGGCACCGCGCAGCCCGTGTCCG